ATAATCAAATCCAAATTCGACGCACTTTTCGCGCACAACGTCTTCTGTAAGCTTTGCTTTTTGATTGTTTAACTGTCCTGCTTCCCGAGAACCACACCCACAGCTTTTGCTTTTGCCTGTGGTGATGTTGCTAGCGTGCATTACTTTTGCATTACCGCAATCGCAAATGCAGTGCCAACGAGTCTGCCACCGAGGACCACTTGGAGCGCGATTTAATACGTGTAACTTTCCAAATCTATGTCCCGTCAGATCTTTTATCGCCACAATTACCGTGCCCTACTGTAGTTAAACGGCATTTCTGCCCATGCAAATCCAATATAAGTACCTGCGCTTGCATTAACTGAAGCATCAGTAGTTCTGAGTTTGAATCCGTTGCTGGTGATGTCTACTAAATCCGCAGTACCCTCAGCATCAGCAGTATTGGGGTAAAGCGGATCATTATCCACGTTGTATCCTTCGCGGGATGTATCTAATAATGTCCAGTTACTTGTACTGTCTGAACGCTTAAGCATGATTAGCCGTGGGCGGAATCCCAGATACACAAAACTGCCGTCCGCCGAACCATTGCCGGTGTAACTGAACCCATTACTGTACCCGACTACTGGGGCGAAGCAGTAGGCGACAAAATCATTACTCGCCAACATAGTCCCGGCAACATAAAAAACCGATGAAGTAGGAGCCCCACCCCAAAGAGGAGTGCTTGTAAACACAGAATCAGTCTTGTTCAGGTATACGAGTTGAGTTGACATATTCAAGGCCGAGTGAGCCACAATCCAATCACTTGTTGCTGCTCTATTTTTGACAATAATTAGGCCTGGCGTTACACCTAATCCGTGACCGACGCTGTGCGTACCGCTAGTTTTTGTTGCGGTAACCACGCTAAACCCAGCAGTTGCATTCGCCCGCACCTGACTAGTGATGCTGCCTTGTGTGTTGGATACGGTTGAGGTGCCTGCGTCCCAGCACCATGCGACATAAGTTGCGGCGCTGGTATTAACTTGCGCCAATGTGCCAAGCGTAAATCCAGCAGAGTTAAATGCAGTTACACCGCCATCAGTTGTGACTTCTGCGTCAGTTGTATTTGATTCAAGTCTTGCTTGAGCACCACGCACCACGTCATACAGCGCATGGTCCGTGGCAGCAGATCGTGATTTAATCCAAATCCAATCAGGATTAAAGCCAAGCGAACTTGTTGGAGTAAGCGCTGCACCTGTGCCGGTATAAGTAACAACGTCCATCACCGTATTAGACTTCGTGACTAATGGGGCTGGCAGGTTCTGTGTGCAGAGTGCCTTGAAGCCGCTTGGTGCGGTGTAGGCGAAGGCGCGTTGGCCGAAGTTTGCGGACCATTTGCCTGTGCTGTATGCGCTGCAGAGAAAACCAAGCGGCCCGCTTAAGGATGAGAACGCTGCATTTGTACCCGATGCTGGATTTCCGCTATTTTGCCAAGTTCCATTTTTGCTGAACCAAACTTTGCCATTATCAATATCTAGCGCAATTCCTATTACATCATTAATTGTGTACGAATTGCCGTAGGAAGTTCCAGATCCATTATTGTATTTGTTGCCGTTGAGGGCGACGTAACCGTATGAGTCAACGGTGTAACCCACATAGCTTGAACCAGTTGAGTTGTACCAAGGGAAACTTGGACTGCCAACGCCAATAAGGCAGTCAGTAACAGTTCCAGAGATTAATGTAAACTCTGCGTAGTATTTACCAGAAGAAGCAAATATCGTTGACAGTGCTGTTTGGTATCCCCCTGTGCTGGTTCCGCCGTACTCAAGACATCCATTACTCATTGGACCAGTGGAATATGCTGCCAACGGATTTAACGTCGCATAGTTCCCCCGCACCTCGCCGCCCACGTAGGTGTCGGTCCCGTAATTAGTGGGGGAGTCTACGAGGCTGTCATTCCCAGCACCAGCAGTAACGGATAAATTATTCGGGGTCCAGTTGTTCCCCAGCCCGCTATAGTCCTTCCCTAATGTGCTGGCAGTATTGCTGGAGTTATCAGCGAACAAAAGATTGTATCCATTCGTGCCATAGGTGCCGGTGTATGTTTTTGGTATGAGTTGCCCAGTAGTGGCATCGGTTTCGGTGAATGACGATGGGGTCAGTGCTTGACCGTCGATGAAGTGGATGTTGGTGAGGTAATAATTGGCATAGCTAGAAAATGGGTTGGTGCCAATATAAGCAGAGCCAGAATACAGTGGAAGATTAGCTGAAACAGTCTTATCCAGAACGCCATTAACGTATAAATTAAAGGTCGATCCATTATTGTTAACTACTATGTGATACCAGGCCGATGGATCTCTATAAAGCCCGTTTGAAATAAATTGATTAGCGGTGTTGTCATTGACTCGTATTGACCCGTCCGTGTTGAAATATAAATAAAACCCTGTCGAACTATTGGTGACAAAAATGTCATCGCGCCCAGATCCACAGCGCTTAAGCCAAGCCGACAAAGTAAATGTCGTGATGTTTGCGCTGGCTTTAGACAAGTAGGCACTGTCACTACTATTGAATCTCAGCGACCTTGATATCTGCAAACCACCAGCGGCGGCGCTTTTTAGTAGTAGCGGATTAGCACTTCCAGGAATCATTAGCTCAAGTTGCTGACAAGGGTGGCAGTAATTTTAGTACTTGATTGCACTGCATACACCAAACAATCAACCGATGCTGCTGCGGTGCTAAGTGTTGGTGCAGTACCACCAGAAAAGTCCCACTGCGAACCATAGGCCAATGTGCGGCTACCGGTGCCATCCTGCGTAATCCAGATACAACCAGATTGACCAGCAGTTTGGTTCGATGGGTTAGCTAATGTGCGGTTACCGCCAAGCGTAACTGAGAAGTTATTGGCTGCCGCAAAATCTGCGGTGATCGTTGCCCCATCGGTCAATGCGCTGATAGCGCCGCGTTGCGCTGCCGTAAAGCTTTGCGCGACATCGGTTTTAGCGGTATCAACGTCGTAGCCTTGGACGGTTACGCCAATATCAGCGGAATCTAAAAAGGCTTGCTCTGTTAAGACGCCACCTTCAACTACATAAACTTTATTTTGATCTGTTGCGTAACATATTTCACCTTCTGCTAAGTCAAGGATACTAGCGTTTAAATTTGCATACGTGCCCCTGGCGATTCTTACAGGTGTTCTAGTGGATGGAGTGGCCATTAAACAAAGCTCCCGCCGTCTATTGTAATTGTAGTCGTAACTATGCTACTCCCGTTAGCAAAATTGCCACCATCAACAACGGTCGCACCTGCTGCTGTAGCCCAGCTCAAGGTGCCGCTGCCGTTAGTGCTTAATACCTGTGCAGCAGTGCCATCGGTTGCCGGTAACGTCCATAACACATCAGCCGCAATTGTTGCTGGTGCCTGAAATCCAACGTAGTTAGTGCCGTTTGCAGTTGCTTCGCGGAATCGTGCATCAACCTGATTATCTAAAATTACATTACCGGTAAGTGTGCCACCTGCTAATGGCAAGTTGTTGGATGCCGTACCAGTTAAAGCCGCTGTAATTGTGCCAGCCGTAAAGTTGCCGCTTGCATCCCTTGCGACAATTGCAGATGCAGTGTTGGCATCTGTAGCAGTAGTGGCGCTATTGCTGACCTTGCCAGCAGTGGCGATAGTTGCAAGTTTAGTGTCAGCAATGGCGGCAGACGCATTTATGTCTGCGTTGACGATTACGCCGCTAGCAATAGCGGTAACACCCGTGTTGCTTATGGTTACATCACCTGTTACTGCGGTGCTAGTCGCTACGTTTGCGCTGCTGCCTAGCACAATGTTGCCGCTGGTTAGCGTGGCAAGCTTGCTGTAAGCAATGGCAGCACCCGATGCAATATCAGCATTAACAAATGGGTAAGTGCTTACCTGGCTCCATGGCGTATAGCTCAGTGATGTCCAAGCTGTGCTGCCAGTGCCAAGTTTTATTTTGCTAGTATCAGATTCAATCCCAATCTCGCCTGCTAGCAGTGTTGGGTTTGCACTTGTCCAGTTAGCAGCAGTATCACGCCGCTGCGCCATCTTAACTGGAACAGTAGTAGCAGTTGGCATAAGGTCAGGCTCCGCCAGCTAGCAGTAGTTTTTCTGGGTCCGGAGGTGTCGCATCTGATGCTAACAGCTCAAATGGTGAAAAGCCAGTGAATGCTATATTTTCAAATGCTTCAACAATAGGTGTTATCGCCGTCCCGCCGCTTAAAATAATATTAAGCACCCATCCTTGCAGCACACGTAATGAAACTGTTATATCAAAATAAACTCCTTTTTGCTGCTCTTGCGGTATAGACGCATATCTATAGATTGAATCAATTGGTACTACATCATTTGCGTCACCCCATACTGTAACTGGAATTTGGAAATATCCATGCACGCCGCTAGATTGATTCCAATGTGTACGGATTAAACTGGCATCAGATTCGATTCGGTTATTAAATGTAAGCTGCAATATATGGCCGTTATTGCGTAATGAATGCCGGAATCTAATAGGGCCGCTAGCTACTGTCGATGCTTCGCTTATATTTAAATCCCCTAGGTCGTAGCTGATTTGATCTGGTACAAGGTTAGGAAAAGTTGCCATGATTAAATTAGGTACGGTGGGATTAACGTTAAAGATACAGTGCCATCAATCTGGTCGCATGTTTCATCAAATGATGGGCTATCAGTATATATCCATTGATGGTTAGCTGGAAATGTTAAATTAGTTGCAGCTAGTGTTGTAGCATTTAAATCAAATGGTTCAAATCTACCATGAAAAGCGTAGTGGCTTAGCAACGCATAATGCTCAGCCCTAGTCATCTGGCTAAATGTCATCCGCAACTGGTCGCCGGACCTGCCATTGCCATGTCGCACGTTGACTTCATCGCCGCTTAGCACAAGCAACGATGTGTTGGCTGTGCTACCTGGCGTGTAGGTGCGGCTACTTGGATTTAATGCAGGGAATAAGGCCATAATTTTATTTTAGGGTCCTTGCTCGTTACCGGTAGTGCCTTCCCATTGAGTAATAACATCAACTCCATTATTGCTAAATTCCCAATTGCCAATAACAGAAATCACTCTACCTTCAACTGTGCCGCCAAATGCTGTGCCTGGTATCTGTGAGCCAGGGCCTGAACCAAAACATGGCGAGGCAAAACCACCAAGTGCATAAACGCCTGTTGGATTTGTTGTTTTATTAGTAGTAATGACAGATGCACGCCAAGGAGAAACCGCGCCCGTGGGAGGGACTGTAGTTTCAAAGGAAGCAGCATTGTTTTGATTGAATTCAATATCTTGACCACATCCCCAAAGACCGCGAAGAGCTACAACCCCTGCAAAAAACATTGCGAAAGGTGTTGTTACTTGATATGCAGCCCCAGTTGCTGGCGTTATAGTGCCAGTCCATCTTACATATGTATAACTATAAATATCAGGTTCCGCCGGTTCTGTAATGCCAATTAAGGATGGCTCACCAAAACCATCTGGGCTGCTAGGGTCTGGGCATGTAGCTTCTGCAATTATGTAATGGTCTATATCGTCATTTGTAAGTACCAGCGAAGCGCCTGCCTCCCACCCACTGGTACCAAGTGTTTCGCATTGTATTAATGTGCGGTTAGTCGTTGTTCTTGCTTCTTCTATATCTGCCACTAAAGACTTAGTTACGCGATACCAGCAGACTTTACCGCCTGGGCATGGCGGCACTGCATTTGCAGTTTCGCCTTCTTTTGGCGGGTCGCTAACGCCTGTTACTCCAGGGTTTGGCCCGCTTGGATAGCTGGGCTCGGGCTCGTCTAGTGGGTCTTCTGGGTTATCAACTGGGTCTGTCGGCCCGGCATCTGGTTCATTGCCAAGTTCAGCGGGGTCAGTTTCAACTGGCGGGTCATTTATAGGTGATATAGTTTCGCCAACATCAGGTAAAGGCGTGTTATCAACAGCGCGACCTGCAATATCACAAGTGAAATCTGTGCGCCCTGTTGGCACGGTATAACCATTGCCTACCGCAGCATTAACTGCTAAGCCGACCAGGCTGCGGTTTTGGCTATCAACTGGAAAATGAATTAAATCTAAACTGATAACACCGCTGATGGCTCTTGCAATACGTTCTACTTCATAGAAATGATTATGGTAACTAACTGTACCAACATTAGTCTCACGCCTTAATCTAACGCGTACAACATCGCCCACAATTAGCGTGGCATTAAACGAGCTAGGCGCAACACGTATCCTAAGCGTATGCGTTACATAGTAACGACTAGCGACACGGTAAGTTCCAACCTTAACTGCATGGTCTTCAGTGGCACAAAACTGGCTTAGGTCGTATTGTTCTAATGGTCCATTATCTGCCAATCCTGTCATCCGTATTTCAGCCGAGCGGATAATCCCAATATCGCTATCCGGTTGCTGACGCCATAAGACTAGGGCTGTAATAGCTTTGCGATTTTCAAGCGAAATATAATCAATTTCAAAGCTTTCGATTATTACGTGGTCTTCTGTAAAAGTAAATACTGGCTCAATTGCTGTTGTTTTGATTGTGCCATTAGCATTGGTTTGTAATCTTGGCCTCAAACCTTTTTTACCATTTTTATCGCTTACGCGCAATAAGAAATCTGAACTAATAGATTGCAACCAATCCTCAAGATTAGTTGATTCCTTAAATTCTCCATTATAGAATAAACCATTTACATTGCAAAATAATGCTGCATCTTCCATCATTGTCAAGTCAACCATTGAGCTTGGAAACCGGCTGCTTTGTGTTATCAGATACAACGCTAAATCAATTACATTGTTGCTAGGCCCTGTAATGTCATCTAAAATTCTTGTGACATTTATTCCATTACGAACAAAACAATGCACTTGCCTATCCCATAACTCGCTGCCATCATCATGCGTATTAATGAAACTAAGCGTTGTCATATTGTCGTATGTGCCTTGAGTGCCGCAATACAATGGGCAATTCCAAAATTTCTTAGTTGCTACAGCAACAATAAAATTACCAGGGTCCCAAGTTTCAGCCCGGCGGTCGTATGTCTGCGCCCATGTCCCAACACGACAAGCACGTTGGAAAACATCTTTAATCGGCAATTGGTCCATATCGCCTTCACTAAGTACTAGGTGTATTTTGGTGGTCAGCACGTTAGTTGTTGAATTATTTTCATATCTGCCTTCAGTAGCGGCTGGGCTTACTAATACACCGCCATTGCTTGATACACGCCGACAAAACACAATGGGGATTGGCTCACCAATTACTGCTGCCTTTTGCCTGCTGTCTAGTGGTGACTGCCCTTTAGCTGCGCCTTCCTCCGTTATTGTAGTAACCAATCCGCTTTGGTATGGCAGCAGCGCTAATGGGTCTCTAATTTGAATACTCATAACCTTACCGGCGCCCCAATAAGTAAAGTAGTAAATTTACGCGGCGGCACCTGAGCACCTACCGGGCTAAGGGCTGAGCTTAAATTAATTGATAGCTCCGTGAAATTACCTGAAATTTTCGACACTTCGCCAACATAAGTTGCAATCAATGACTGGGTAGATATTGGTGCCGATTGAGATAATCGTGTATCGAACTCATACATTTTAATCTCACATAATCTATTGTTATTCAAAGCAGCTTTAAAGACGCTGATTGCTGTAGTAGTAGCTGGCACTGTGATTGTAACATCTGAACCGGCGGGGCTGCCAGCCATCATCCCATCGGCATTAAATGGATTATAAGACCAAGACGCAGAATCTAAAGTAATAGTTTGATTAATGTAATATGCCTGCCATCTTACATACGTCTGGCTGTTATCGTAAATTCTTAGATATTGGCTTTGGCCGCGATTGCTCATGCGCCTACCCCTTGATAACTGCGTCCGCCGAATGTACGGTTATTAAGCAGTAAAGAATCTGTTAGCATTGTAAGTGCTTTTTCCATATCAGCAATTGTTACATATTGTTGATTGTTTTGTTGCAGTACTGGGCCAGTTTGTATTTGTATCATAGGCGAAAATGACCTGCTGCTACCTTGACTTTGGATGGCTGCATTGCCACGCATGCCACCAAGGTAGTTAGCGCTTGCACGCGCCATCTTAGATTCAGGAATTATATATTCGCGCTCACCGCCTTCGCCTACCATCGCAAGGGTAGGACCATTCACAACGCCGCCTTGAGCGAATTTAGGTAATTGAGGCTGGGGTAAATATGAAATCTGTGGCAACTTTAAAGTTGCTAACGCTGCATTAGCGCCTTTGATTACGTTATTAATTGCGTTTACTACACTGCTTATAGCATTACCAATGCCATTTAAAATGCTGTTCACTATGCCTTTCATCGTTTGCATAGCAATTTCAAATGGTTTTGTAATTGCATCTTTAATTGATTGGAAAGCGTTACCAATATTTTTTATCATGCCGTTTATCGTATCTTGCACCGGCTTAACAAATTTTTCACTTATAAAAGTTGTAACTGCTGTAAATACTTTTTTGGCTGGTTCTATAAAATTTGTATTAATATATTGGTACGCCGCAGTTGCAAAGCCTGATATAGCCGTTGCCGTTGGCTTAATAAAATTTTCAACAATATATTGCGTTAACGCTGCGTGAGCGTCCATGTAAGGCTTGATAAAATTATTGTATATCATTGTAAAAAATTGTTTATACAATTCAACAATGGCATTAATCGCTGCGCCAACTTGGTCGCGGAATGCGTAAATTGCAACGCCTGCTGCTATTAGCAATGCTGCCCAGCCTACGGGGCCCGTGAATATCCCAACCAAAATAGTTCCTAGCCCGCTTAATGCGCTGCCAATAGCAGCCACAACAGGCCCTAAAGCACCAAGTGACCCGGCAATTGTGGCAAATACGCCGCCGCCTGCAAACAGCCCGCCTAATGTTGTAAAAATACTAATAATTGCATTTATGGCTGGCGCTAATACAACGAACGCTGCCACCAATCCTGCTATCCCGCCAATTATAGTTTGCACTGGTTCTGGCAATTGGCTAAACCCTGTTGCTGCTGCGGCAATGCCTTCAGCTAGTTTTGTGATTGTTGGCAACAATGCTGTTACAGCTTGATTGAATGGTCCAGATATTGATGATGTTACCTTGTTAATAGAATCATTAAATTTATCTGCTGCTTCGGCCATATCTTTATCAATTGTTGCCGAATATCCATTTAATGCCTCTTTACCTTCATTCAACATAGGAATTATATTAGCGCCTGATTTGCCAAATATCTCCATTGCTAATGCTGTTTTTTCTACGCCATCTGGCATCTTAGAAAACTTATCAGCTAAATCCAATATGATGGCATCAACGCCACGAATCTTGCCTTGCGCATCAGTTGAACTAACTCCAATAGATTTTAATGCTTCATTTGTTTTTGATGCCGGGTCAACTATGCCTTTAGCTAGCTTACCCATTGATTTTGCTACTTCTTCTAAACTGCTGCCACTATCATTAGCAGCCTTGCCAAATTTATCCAGCGTTTCAACCCCAACACCAGTGCGCTGGCTTAAATCATTTAAATTATCTGCTGCATCAATTGACCGCTTACCTAAGGCGCCAAGGCCCGCTAACCCAATCGCAGGCACCAATCCACCTAATGAGCTAGTTAAACCACCTGCGGCGCCTTTAACTCGATTGAATGTGCCCTGCAAACCACCTGCCTGCTTATCAACACGGTCTAAACTTTTTTCTAGCCCATTAATGGATGCAATGCCATCGACACTAGCTTGGATTTTTACAGCAGCATTCATATCAAGCGCCATGATCAGCCCTCCTTTTTGTGAATAGCTGCCAAAATTTCGCCTTCAATGATTTGCATATCAGCAAGCACAGCGGCTGGGTTGGCTATCTTATACAGTCTAAACACCCACGCCACTGCTGTGTAATCTAACCCTACCGGTCCATTTGGACCCATTCGCCATTGGGTTTGACATGTAAGGAATGCCTGCATTGCTGGCCATGCCTCAGGTTCAATCTCAAAATACTCTGGTTCAGGCGTATGGTCAAGTTGAACACCTAACACCGCAGCATCATCAAGCGTTTTATCAATCACGCCGCCCTTAACCCAATGCTGGGCAGCGCCTATTAGTTTTTTGCTTTACTTCCAGTCAAACTATCAAAATAAGCCACAATAATAGCTGCTGCTACTGTTGGGATATCAAGCAATTGTTCTTTTAATTCTTCAGAAAATAAAATTTCATCGCCATCGCCATCTACTACACCAGACCATCCAACCAATAATTCATCGGCAATTGACTGGTCACTGATGCCGCCTTCTAACGGTTCATTGCGTTCTGCTGCTTTAATACGTGTTTGCACATCAACTTGAATTTCATTAATGCGTGCTTGTGGCAACCGTTTAAATTGAGCATCAAAGGTTTGCTTTTCAAACTTGCCGCCATCAGCCGGTAACTTAACGCTAACCGGCCAGCTATAGCTGCTGGATTGCTTTAATACAAATGCCATTGAATGGTTTAAGCAAAGGTTAGTGAAACTTCGTCATTGCCTGCGCTAGTAGGAATAGCGGCAAATGGCAAGCTTAGCATTTGGATGCCATCGCTATCTTCGTATGAAGGGTTGCCAATGTCAACCTTTGGCGCCAATAGCGTAACGCGGTTGCCAGCAGTTGTACCATGCAACATGGTTAAAATGCCGGTGGTATCATCGTTGGCAATAGTAAAGAAATCTTTTTGCGCAATTGTCGGCGCTTCAATCATGCAAGTGCCTTCAACAGCACGGTTAGTAATAATTACTGATTTATCGCAACCAACCAGTTCCCGATAAACGGTTTCATTCGCCATATCAAGTTCAAGCGACATCAAGCAACCGCTGTAACCCAAGATTGAAAACGCGGTAGTGCTACCAGCTTTAAAGATTAAAGGCGTTGCTTGGTTGGTATATGTAGTGGCTGGTGCGGCTGTATCAGTAGGAGCATTGTAAATGCCAAGCATTGTAAATTCAATGGTTGGTATCTCGCCTACTTCAGCATTTAATACAAATGTACCGCGTGCGCCTGTGATAACATGCAACACGCCATCATTATTAAAGTAAATTGATGCACTATCAAAGCTTGCGCTAACTGGCTTGTAACCTACGTTAGCTGCAATGCTATAAGTGCTAGAAGCACCTGGCGTAAATGTTGCGGTTGATTTTTGCACCGTTGCAACTTTAGTGCTACCTACATAATCAGTAATTACGCCAACACCACCGCTACCAGTGCCGCCTGTAATCGTAATAATCATGCCATTATAAATATCATCTGTTGCGCTAGCAGCAGCCGCAAGCGTAATGCTGCCAGCAGAGCCCGCCTGGGCGGTGCCGGTAATAGCAGCAGCAGTTGTGGTTTCAGCCATTCCGCACGCCTTCAGCAGGCTGCTAAAACGTGGTGCTGTAGCAGCAGTACCAGAACCTGCTAACTCAACTTGGAATGTAATGCTAACGCGGGTGTTAGCTAGCAACTGGTCGCTATTGCCAAGATAAGGGCGAATCAAATCACGGCTAACAACATCAGCCTCAATTGGTGTAATTTCTAACTCCTTAACCAGTATGGCGTCAGTTCCGGCGGGGCTTGAATCCGTCCCGTAGGTTGCTTCCGTCTTCGCCAGAATCAGGCGTTTGCGAGTTAGTAGGACCATTGTTCAGTTCCTCGGTGTTGGGCTTGCGGGTGCCGGTGATGGGGTCTAGGACGTAAGAACCGCCTACACCTTGGTATTCATCAATCATTCTAGCAAGCGCTAAGTGGATAAGTTGGCAACGCTTGTGCGATACCTAATCAGATAATCGCATGAAATAACGCCAGCCGGTTGGTCAGCTTCTTGCATGTCAAAATCGACAGCAATTGGCTGAATATCTATAGCATAACCCCCAAGCGTCAAATCAGCCATCACCTTGGCATGTAAGCTTTCAACAATTGGATCTGCTACTTGGTCTGGTATCGCGCCACGTACAATTACCGCCACACGTACAGTTAAACTCCAATCCAATGTCGGCAATGCCGTATTCTGTTGCGCGGTATCACTAAGCGGTTCAACCACAATTGCAGGTGATTCGCCGCGTGTAATAGGTTCTACCCTACTGCGATAAATCCTAGTGCTAACGCCTGTGGTGCCTGTCAGCGCTGTACGTACAGCAGCAATAATTGTTTCCCGTTTGGTTGCCATGATTATGCAGATGCAACTTGCACTATGGTACAGATAACACCGGGAATGCTTGGATGCGCAAACGGGCTGGTTTGCGCTGCCTCAGCATGGATATAAGCAGCAGCATTGCTAGTAGCCCAAATCAACTCAAGATAGTCAGCAGCATCTAGCTTTAACACAAAATTAACCGTACCAATTACATTGCCATCAACTCCGCCATGGCTGGACGTAATACTGAATCTGCTATCAGATGCAACTACATTAATACCATTTCTGCGTAACCATACATTTATATCATGTATTGAAGTATCGCTATTCGTAAATTGTATTGAAAATGTAATGCTATAAACGCCAGCATGGGCAAATGTAATTGTTGTATTTGACGCAATACTAATGCCGCTATTGTCTAAATCAGCACTACGCAATAAAATTGTAGTCGGTGTATTTACTGTTGCGGTTTGTGATGTTAAATCCCAAAACGATGCCCAATAGCCTGGGCAGCCAAAATATGGGAGCTTATTCCAATTTGTCAGGCCATCACCTACCTTTACATTTCTTGCATGGTCTTCAACCGCTGGCTCTCCCGCCATCAGTATTGGATTCAATGATGACCATTGATTGCGTGTATTAGTCTTAAAATGACTGCTCATGTTTTTTGCAACGCAATTTGCACAAACTTACCATCAGTCATAAACATTGTTTCTCTTACTGTATAGCCAATAGCATCCACAGTAATAGAATCGCCGCGTATTAAAGTGCCGAAATCTGATGTTTTAGCTGTCAACGTGTAGTCAGTAGTGAGCACCATGCCATCACTAAGCACTTGGCTTGGCATGTCAAGAATACCCAAAGCAGTAACGGCGCCAGCAGTGCAACTGACGCCGAAGTCTGCCAGGAAGATGCCTAGATCTTCCGTTAATGCCATTAGCCGTACTTAGCAGAAGCTAAGCCGATAACAGCAACTGCACCAGCACCAGTACCACCTGCAACAGTGGCGGTTGCCTTAACAAATCGCTTTAGGCTGGTTGCATTAACAGTAATCTTTTGCAGTGAAGCAGTGTTAGCGGTAGTGGTGGTAAATGCACCGCCGGTTACATCAGTGTAGGTGCCGCCAGATGTATCTGATTCGGTTAGCTTTACCGCGTAGGTAATGCTAGCGCCGCCAGCTTCAGCATCAAGCAGCACTGCCATATCGCCTTCATAGCCCAGCAAATCAATTGCTGAACCAGTGGCGGTAGCAGTTACTACATCGTTGCGCAGGAGGCCCAAGATCGTAGTCTTGGTGCCAAGATTGTGAATAGTCATGGTTTAGGTTTCCGTTTGGGAGGGGATGGAATAGAGCAAATGGGCGCGATAGGGTCAGATACAATAGCTTTACCAATGCCAATCAGGAGTTTGGCGTCGGTTAGGGATGCCTCAACAACATCCCCAACACGAACAACCTGGCCTGCCAACATTGTTTGCCGTAAGACCTTAATAAACATAATCAGAGGGTGTTGTTGCCACGGCTGAATGATTCAGGGTGACGAACAGCAATGTCACAATCTTGCATCGCTACAACACGCACAGTACCAGAGGTGCTATGTGTGTAAGGGTCAACCATCAAATCCAAGCCAGAGAAGTAACCAATGATTAAGTCGGCAAAGTTGCCAAACCACAAATCATTAGATGCGACTTGGTTAGACAAGATGCCGCGATAGCCGTTAACTAAATCGCCTTCCATCACAAACAAACCTGAACCAGTGTCCTTGGTCTTAGTCTTCAGAGCACCGCGCATAGCAGCATTCATCAAATACACAGGGCTGCCGGTCAATGCATTAGCGCCTGCTACATCGCTTTCAAGTGCTACCACTTCAGCAAATGTAGGGGTGTCCGCAGCAAAGTCTTCAGTGCCAACGCCAGTTGTTAGCTTGAGACCTAGTGGCTCGCTGCTATTGCCGGTGCCATAAAGGCCAGCAACGTCAATCTTGAGTGCCAATACACGGGCAAGATCATTGCGTACCATGTTCTCAACGTCGATGCTGGATTGCAGCATCAGGCGGCGGCTGTAATCAGTGAAAGCTGCAACCGTGCGCGGTGTCAGGCTTACTTGATCAACCGTTTGCTGGCTTTCAGTAGGTGCGCCAGACTCAGCTACCCAATAAGCAGTAGCAGCGCCAGATTGGCGAGGAATTGCAACGTTACCAACCAAACCGGTTAGCACAGTAGCGCCTGCTTGGTCTAGTGCGGATGCGTGACGCAGCAAGTCAATAAAGCTGCCAGCATCCAAATCAGTAGCAACTAAGTTACCACCAGCAGATGCAGTGCCTACAGACAAATCACGGCGCAGTACATCTTGGGGAATTGTGATACCACGTGATTGGCGGCCCAATTTTGCAGCCGCAGCATCAGATGCTTCAATCTCAAATGCAGCCGATTCACGCGCAGCGCGGTCGGTTGGATTTGCTAAATAGTTGATGGCACGCAAAAACGAAAAGCTGCGGCTTTCCTTTTCGCTCATGCCGATGTCGGCAACGCTCATAGTCACAGGCTCCTGATAGGTGTTTATTTTGTCTAGAACAGCAGCACGTGCCTCGTCGATTGAACAACAAGATTCGATTAGCTGTTGGCCGAGGTCGGCCATCCCATGCTTAGTGCATAGAGAATTGATACTGGAGATGCGTGAGCGTTCGGCCTCAACGGCTTCGGCCCGCACCACGGCCAGATCTGGAGTGGCGGATTCCATGTTAGGAAGGGGTTCTGGGGTTGGTGCTGCCGGAGCAGCGGGGTTAGTCAATAGCAAGGATCTTCCAATCCCTACTGTTTTGTCAGCCGGTATAGAAACCATTGAGATTTCATACGGACTCCATGCAGTGGCAACATAGTCACCACCGCCGCGCTCTTCCATCTTATCAATGGAATAGCCGAAGGATACATTCCTAAGAATGCCATCCTTCACATCAGCTAAAATCTCTTGCGCAAATTCATTCTTGCTAAACCGAACACGTGCATAACCGCGCCTTGCTTTATCATCAATCCTTGCTGCTTCTACTACACCAATAACACGATCTACATCATGATTAAATAGCAATGGTGCGCCATCGTTTAATCGGCTAAGGTCAGCAGCACTAACATCATGGCTTAATACTTCATTACCAAAATATCTAGCAACTGGATGTTCAGAACTAAACGGAAATTCATAAGTGCGGTCTTCTACCTCACTAAATGCTGTCATCTCAGCGCGGTGGAATTTACCTGTCATGCTGCGGCCTGTTGCTTCTTCAAATTCAATCGGGTCATACTCATGCTCAATTAACCAGTTAAGCGCTTCATCTACTGTAAATTGCTCTAGGTCAAACCGTATTGCTTGCAGTTCGCTTGTATCACCTTTAATGCCATAGATAAAATCAATGCCCGGCCCGCCTGCGTCATCTTCACGCGCAAAATCGTCATACTGCTCTGGATCTGTTAGCCGTGCTGCGTGCTCGTTTGGGTATGGGCGCTTTTGGTCCATTACGCTTTTATTCAATGATGCCTCTATTGTAACTGCTTTAATCATCGCTTTCATCTTCCAACTCCACTGCTGGCAGCTCCGTTTCTTCAAATGGTTGCATTGCAGACTGCGCACCGCCACCTGCATTTACTTCACTTGGGTCGGTGTCAGTAACAATATTCATCTCATCTAGCATCGCTAGCTCAGCCTGACGGCCTAGCAATACTGCATCAAGATCGCCGCCTTGCTCTGTAATCACCTGCGCTAACGTCTTGAACCCACATCGCACTGCTGTTTTATAAGCATCAACTTCTTTTTGTGGGTCCACCCATTCCCATGTACGTGGCACCCATTTACTAGCGCGGTAACGGTCTGGATTTAGCTCATAGCCCGGCAGCCGCAGCTCACCGCTTAACACTGCCATCTCAAGCCAGTTATCAAATACCTGTTGATGAAAATTTTCTATCATATAACGTTGCAGTACACGGTACGTGTCGCGCTCCTCTAGCAGGCTTAGCCTGCTGCTGCTGTAATTACTTTCTGAGAAATTCTTGCTGATGCTTTCAAAGCTAACGCCGATGCCAGCCGCTACCGCACGCAACATGCTACGCGTAAATGGTTCAAGCTGACCATCAGGCGAATTAAGATCTGGCACCGTTACTGATTCGCCCGGTGCTAAATACTTAAATACACCTGGAGTAAACTCGCTAACGCGTTCATTATCATAAATTTCATCACCTACCAACTCGCCTTCAGGTGATTGGATGAAACCCATCAGGGCGCTGCTAGCGCGTGCACGTACAACCTCAGCCTCCTCATACCCTTGCAACATATGCAAACGCATTAATGCCGATGCAAACCATGTAACACCACGCGTCTGGCCTGGCCTTTCTGGTAAAAACAAATGTATTACTTCATTTGCTGGCACACGTAACTTCTTGCCGTTAGTCCGTGGATTACCAGCATATGTATCACCGGGATGATTAGCATAAAAATGATAAGCTTGTGGCCTTAAATAACTATCAATTTCAATTCCCATCCGCACTGTGTTACCAGTTGCGGCCTGGGGTATATCATCATCAATCAAATAATCAGCTTCCAGCACCTGCAATGCAAATGGAATTCGACTATCACCAAATGGTTTACGTATCATACGAACAAATACTTCGCCGCTTTCAGCTAAACTCCGCGCTAATAACCGTTCAATATCATGAAAACCTAAAATGCCGCTTACATCACAACGGCTTTTGTTACCCCATATTTCCCATGCTTCATGGATTTGCCCATTAATTGCTTCATCTAATTTGCCGCCGCGTTGCATCCGTACCTGCCCTTGATGGCGAATGCCATGTCCAATCACATTATTTTGAATAGCACGCAATGCCTGCCGTGCATAGTCATTATCACGGCACAATTGCCTAGCGCGATTACGTAATGCCTTAAAGCTAGACTTAATCTCACTATCGGCGCTGGTTGCACTTGTTATCCAGTCAGCCGTCAACCGGTTTATCCTTGCGCCTTGATATGCACGTTGCCGCCCTTTGATTGGCGCAAATCCCATTGCCTTGAATAGCTGCGTGCGTAAGCCCATCTAAAACCTCACAAATAAATTATGCGGATTGCCAAGGCCATTAGCAATCAATTCCGCCGCCTGCTCGCGTTTAACCTCAGCTTTTAATTTTGCTTCTAGTTGCATCAAGTCAGATAGCGAATACTTACTAAGGCTACGCCCTGCAATACTATACTGCTGCACTGCACCGCCAGATACAATTGCTCTGATTGCAGCCTTTACTGCGTCTAAATCTTCTTGTAACTGCGTGCGGCCATCAATAGCGCCTGGTGCGCCGGTATAGCTCAGAGCTTGCAATACCTCAAGCTGGCCAGCACCTAGCGTCAGCTTTTCAGTGCTATAAGTCGCAATCGCCTGCCAATACCATTGCCCAGCATCAAAAGCAGCGCTGGTGCCAGCCGCAATCGTAAACTCCCAGCCGGTCCCATAAGCTGTGCCAACAACCGTTGCGCCTTCACTTGCTGTATTAGTCCGCAAATAATAAGTAAGCGTCCATGTAGCGCTAGTAATAGCATTGCCAAACCCATCCGCCGCCGCGTCATCACGCCATTTGACCGTATCGCCTGCTCTGATTTGTGCTGGGATTTTCACGGCTACCAGTTGCGGACGAACTCAGTGCCGGTAGCTACCGGCTTTGGCTTCCTCGATCTTAGCGGCAACTTAGCACCACTATCAAGTTGTTCTTGTAATTGCTGCCACATCGTAGCCCTATTAAATTTGCGGTAGCTCAATTGCAACGCTGCATAAGCGTAAACCGCGCAGTCCAGCGCCTCATTGCGTGCGCTTGGTTTCTTTACCCATTCCCTTATCGGAAACCCGCGCAAATAACGCAACGTCTGCTTTTCAGCCGTCAACTGCTCAAAATATTCTCCATCAGCAGCCAAGCCAAACCGCAACCCGCCCGGCCCTTCATCGTTATGTTTCATCCTGCCAAATAATGTAGTTTTAATTGTATCACTACCAACACTAAATAATGTAACACCACGTTTTAACGTGCGGCCTTTAGTATTAACATCTACCTTATTGCCTTTGCTAACTGCTACACTGCCGCGCTTGCTGCTGCCTTTAATCGCAACCACGCCTTGCCGTATTCGGTCCCGTACATAATTATAAACTTCATGTGTGCAGTGGCCGCCAGAGTCAATAGCCATCTGCGTAATCTTTAATTCCTTGTTGCTTTCAGTAGCCCATGCTGTAGCTAATACTTGATCAAGTTGGCCCCACACTTCAATCTGCGTTGGGTCACCCATAACCTCTTGGTGCCATATCAACCAACCTGTTTCAGCTTCACCCCATCCCCATACACTAATAGCCAACCTATTATCCTGCACGTCAACACCAGCCGTCAGCAGCAACACGCCATCTGGGCATATACCAGACGCATAATTTAAGCGCTTTGCAATTAATCCATCAGCACTTACCTTGCTTGCATAATCTTCTTCCCATGTTTCAGCCAATCTAGTATTAACAAAGCTCTTAAGCATTGGCGCATCTGCCTTTGCACGTAAAAAATCATCAACCATATCAACCCAACTAAGCCATCCCAATGGTGAATACAAGCCCGACAAATGGAATCCAGCCGTCTTGCCATCACATGGTGCTGTAGCTCGCCACTCACCTTGTTGCAGCATCATCGGTTTATGGATTTCTGCAAACTGCTCCTTGCATTTCTCGCATTCATATCGCACTGTGCTCGCATCATTATCAGCCCATTTAAGCTGTGCCCACTTCAACCATTGCATCTCATTGCACTTAGGGCACGGCACATAAAACCGCCTTTGGTCACTGCGTAAATATTCAGCTTCAATACGACTAAAATCTTTTACTGTTGGTGTGCTAGTAAGTAAAATCTTACGCCTAGCAAATGTAGTAGCGCGTTTCTCCGCCAAACTAACAGGGTCACCCTCGCCATCTACATCAGCAGGGAACGCATCAACCTCATCCATAAAAATATAACGGCATGGTGTAGACCTCAACCCAGTTGCACTATTGGCACCAGTAAGCAGCATCATCCCGCCTGGGAACTCCTTAGCAAACATCGTATTACCGCTATCCCTACTTCTAGCCGGTGCAATCTTATCCGCTAAACATGGCGTCTCACTAATAAGCGATTCCAACCTTTGCTTTGATAATCGCTTTGCCATCTCAACCGTAGGTTGCACCAACAACATCGGCCCCGGTGCTGAATTGATTACATACCCCAGCCAGTTGCTGCCAGCCTCCGTCTTGCCCGTCTGCGCTGCAAACATCATCACAACACGCTGCACGTTGCTGCTACTGCTAAGGCAATCCATCGGCTCCTTCAAATAAGGCGTCCTGCTAGTCCTCCATGGCCCTGGCTCCGCGCTTGCCTTACTGCTAAGCCTTCTATTGGCATCAGCCCATTCGCTAACCGTTAATGCTAGGTCAGGCCGCAGCCCATCCATAAACGCATCACGCCATACGCTCATCGCTCTGCCTCAATCAATGCCAGCAATGCGTCCCTATGCTCCTCGCTCAACATCTTATGAATTACCATCGCGTCAGTTTCACCTGCTAACTGATGGCTTAACCTATCAGCTAAATTAGCCAGCGCTTCACGTATCGACCGCCCTACCTGATACGCCTGCTTCTTTACGTCATCAGCAGCAACCAACTCACCACGCTGCAATGAAACCTGCAACTTCGCTAGCTCCGCTTGGTAATGCTCGCGCCTTGCCCTGCTTTCATTTAACTCTGGTATCGAATCATCAGGTAATGACTTAATAACCTGCTTCAATTGTTGCGGGTCTATAGGGTCAGCATCTGGTACCTTAGAATTATGTGTCTTCAATGTATTCTTTCGCCATAACTCAAGCGCCATATCGCGATCAAGCCATCGCTTACCATCTTTTTCAACAACAGCTTCTGCAATACGGTCTTTAGTCGCATGTGTTACAGCACCACGGCTACAACCTTTAATCGTTGCAAATTCTGAAAACGTAACTAGCAACTGCTAAACCCAAACTAAACACATCTTAAACACCTTTAGGCTTCTTGTGTCTTGCGATATCCAAACCCCTTGCGGCGCAAGGCTTTAGAAGGTTTTAGCGCTGACGCTAGAAAATAAACGAGCGCGTGGACTACCA